CCATATTTGCAGCGTATAGAGAAAATGCTTTCAGGTATGTTGGTAAGAAAGCCTGTAAGACTAGATGATGTATCGGATTTAGTAAGAGAGCAACTATTTGATGTAGATTTAGAGGGTAATGATCTTAATGTGTGGCTCTATCAGACAGCGAGGCAAGCTATTAGCTTTGGTCATGTAGGTGTTTTAGTAGATGCTCCAACAGCAGGGGATAAGACTAGGCCGTATTGGGTTACTTATACACCGAAGGATATATTAGGTTGGCGATCTGAAATCATAGAAGGCTCAAGGCAGTTGACTCAGCTAAGACTAATGGAACAAATAGTAGAGCCTGACGGAAAATACGGAGACAAGATAATAAAGCAAATTAGAGTATTAGAAAGAGGTAGATACGAAATTCATAGAAAAGACGACAAGAAGAATGAATACAGATTGTTTGATGAGGGAGAAATGAGCATTAAAGATAAGATTCCTTTTGCTGTTGCTTACTCTAACAGAGTTGGCTATTACGAAAGTCGTAGCCCGCTATATGATATTGCAGAACTAAACCTTAAGCATTACCAAATACAATCAGACCTAGATAACATTTTGCACATCAGTTCTGTACCTCTACTTGCTATATTTGGCTATCCCAATGCAGATGAGATAACAACAGGTGCTAGTGAAGCGTTAGCTCTACCACCAGAGTCTAGAATGGAATATGTCAGCCCATCAGGTGACAGTTATGATAGCCAGTTTCAAAGACTTGCTGATATTAAAGACCAAATAAACACACTATCACTAGCCGCTGTATTAGGACAGAAGTTAGTAGGAGAATCAGCAGAGGCCAAGCAAATAGATAGATCACAGAACGACTCAACCATGATGGTAATAGCACAGCAAATGCAAGACTTGATAGATAACTGCTTAAGATTTCACAGCCAATACTTGAATGAAGCTAATGCAGGTAGCTCATTTGTTAATAGGGACTTTGTTTCTTCAAGATTACAGCCACAAGAGATACAGAGTCTACTACAACTCTTTACTGCTGGAACTATTACACAAGAGACATTACTCAATCAATTATCTGCTGGAGAGGTCTTAGGAGATGACTTTGATGTAGAGGAAGAGATTGAGGGTACACAAAGTGGTGGATTAACTGAGACAGAACCACCTGAAGAGCCAGATCCAGAGCCTGAAGTAGAGGAGGAAACAGGGGAAGAATGATAAATGAGTATTCCAGAGGTATTCTTTAGGGAAACTATAGACGTTAACAGGTTTAGTAACGCTGTAGCCAACAAATTAGTTGCAAACTATATACAAGTAATCACAAATGCTACTGAAGAGCTAAAAAAAATAGACATTAGACAACAAACAGCAGCAGCAGGGGTAGTTATATCACCTCAAACCAGAAAAAGATTAAGGGCAATAATTGCACAGTCAAAAGCTGGTATGAACAAGTGGCATAAAGGTGCTACAAGACAGATGATAAAAGAAATAGAGGGTTTGGTAGACGTACAGGTAGGATTTATAGAAAATGAATTAAAAAAAGTAGTCAAATCAGGTAAAGTTCCCATCAACTCGGTAGCAGTGAGTCAAAGGTATGCAACTTCCTTTGTTAAAACAGATCCTACACAAATAAATATTTTCACTAGCAAACAATTTACAGAAGATGACTTTATTAAGTTTGGTGCTGGTAAATTTCAGTTAACGGCTAGACAAGGCGCAATGATAACTTTGCCTAACGGACAAACAGTAGAAAAAGCTTTTAGGGGTATTGCAACACGAAACCAAGACTTACTAGCAAGAAACATTAGGGCTGGTGTGTTTAGTGGAGAAACAACACAGCAAATAGCACGAAGATTGGCAGGTAGATTAAATTTTGATTTCGAGGGGACTGCCAGACAAGCCGCTGCCGCTGGTGGTGACGCAATAAAAGTAGCAAGCCATCAGATTCAAACTATTGTAAGAACATCTGTTAATCAGGTTACGAATCAGGCTTCTCAATCTGTTTATGCTGCTAACAAAAAAGTCTCTCCAAAATATCAGTATGTTGCAACACTAGATAGTAGAACAAGTGCTATATGTCAAAGGTTAGATGGTCAAAAGTTTGAATATAACAAGGGAGTCTTACCACCGCAGCACTTTAATTGTAGGTCTACTACTGTACCTGTTGTTGATTTTGATGGATGACAAAAAAAATACCCTGATTTAGAAAAACCACCGACTACTAGACTTGATACTAGACCATCGAAAACTGGAAGAGTACCGCAAGACACACAATATGGAGATTGGCTGTTAGATGCAGATAGAGAATTACAAGTAAAAACTTTAGGCAGTGAAGGAAAAGTAAGAATATTTAAAAAACTAGCGAAAAAAGAAGGGTCTGGTCATGCAGCCTTGCGTAAAATGATTAGGAATGATGGTACAGAAGTATCTCTAGAAAGACTACAAGAATTGTATGGTACGGCTAGAGTTGCAGCTCAAGCAGTAGAGACAATACCAGCAGTTGTTGCAGCAAAAACACCAACAAGTATTACTTCACCGACAATGACAACTGAAGGTGTTGATGAATGGCTTGCAAGCAATAAATTAGGCAATATACAGACGTTTTTAGAGGATAGTCTAGACAGCGTAGAAAAATTAGGTGGTTTAACGGCAATAAATGTCAAAAAAATGCGTAAATTTATGAAAAAAGGGAAAATAGTAAATCAATTTAATATGCAGAATGAAAAAACAGTCGGTCTATCAAGTCTGGGAGACAGATTTTTAAAAGGTAAAAATTTAAAAGCGTTTGCAGCGTCTAATGAAACTGTTATCAAAAGATTTGATTTTATCAATAACAAATTACCAGCAAAAAGCATATCGGCAAATACTAGAGATTGGCAAGAATTATGGAATGGTAGAGGTGTTGGAAGGCGTGGTTCTCATAAGGATTTATTCGAGAACAGTATAAAAAGTCTTGAAGCTGGTAGTAGTATAATGAGTCAGCCAATAGAGTTTACAAGAAAAGTAAATAACTATTTGTTTGGTAATGCAACTGGCGGCACTCACGGCTATACAATCTTTAACTCTGCAATGGTGCATACCAGATTAAAAATTAGTGCCAGAAAGATTGGTAATATATCTGCAAGAAATATTAGAGCAAGTGTCAAAAAAACGCTAGAAACTAATTTTAAATTTAGTCAATTTAAAGGAACTAGGTATGAAAGATATAGGCAAGGTGTAGAGCAGGGAATCAGAGAAGTGTGGTCTAACTCAGCACCACTAGATGGTGATGCGGATTGGTTTGTTACATTCGTACATGAAATGGGACACCAAATACACTATCAATCTGGAGCAGCTAGTCTTGGTCAGCAGTTCCGTAAATTAGGTGGCATGACATATCCGACTGAATATAGTCGTAAAAATGCACTTGAACAATTTACAGAATCTTTCGTTCAGTATGTTTTTAATCCAGAGGGGTTGCAAGAGAGAGCGCCACGCTTGTATAAATGGGTTGATGAAACCATAGAACAATCACTTAAAAATTTATGACACCTTTTGAAGCGCTTGAATTATCTGAACAGTTCCCAAAAAACAGAACTGTACCGAAACGTATTTATGATGCATTCCAAGATGCCACAGCAACAAATAAAAAAAAGTTTGAAAATATTATAGAAGGAATGTACGTTACAGCGGTTCAAGATGAGGACTTTGAACTACTTAATAAATATTTTGGGTAATTAAGCTATACTTAAAAAAAAGGAGAAACTTATGCCTTCACACTATGGATCAATGAAGCCAAAAGGTAAGAAGAAAAAGAAGAAAGGAGGCAAAAAATAATGGGATATATTTTTAAAGTTCAAGGGGCTGAAGATTCTAAGCCTAAAGCTGAAAACTCTGAAGTTAAGCCAAAATCAAAGAAAAAAACTAAAAAAACTTAAAATGAAAAAAGGTTCAAGGGTTAGTTGGGTTTACGCTGGTAAACGTACTTATGGCAAAGTCGTTAGCGCAAATGCTGGGACTAGAGCCAAAATAAAAACACCAAGAGGAGAAGTTACAAGGGTAGGTAGTAAAGATGACCCTATTGTTAAGATAATCTCTGATTCTACTGGCAACGCAGTATTAAAAAAAAGGTCTGAATTAAGAGCAGCACCTAAAAAGAAAAAGTAATGGCTATTACTTACAGAGGTGAAACTTTTGAAGGTTATAACAAACCGAAAAGAACTTCAAAACACCCGCGAAGCAGCCACGCAGTATTGGCAAAAGAAGGCGATAAAGTTAAATTAATAAGATTTGGTCAACAAGGTGTCCGCGGTGCAGGCGCAAATCCAAAAACAGAGCAAGGTAAAGATAGACAAAGAAAATTTAAAGCAAGAATGGCTAAACATATTGCAAAAGGTAAGATGAGTGCAGCATATTGGGCTGACAAAGTTAAATGGTAAGGTATTATTTATATTAATTATTGTTAAAATTTATTTATGGCTGACGAACCAATCAAACCAAATCCACCTGTTGATACAGCAGCGTTAATGGCAGAAGTTGAAGCACTCAGAAAAAGTAACAGAGAAATCCTAGACGATTACAAAAAAGCAAAGGAGGCGGCAAAAGCTGTACCACCAGATGTTGATGTAGATGCACTTATTGCATACAAACAAAAAAAAGAGCAAGAAGAGCTAGAGGCAAAAGGCAGATATGATGAAGCTATTGCAAAACAGGCTCAACAATATCGAGATGCTGAAGAAGCAAAGAACAAAAAGATAGAAGAGCTAGAAACTAGACAGAGACAGCTTGAGGTAGAAGCACCAGCGGTAACAGCACTAGCTGATGTTGTTCACGACCCACAATATGTTTTGTCACGCATTGACAAAGACCAATTAGCTAGAGAAACAGATGGAACAGTTGTTGTAGTTGATGGCTATAACAGAACACCTGTAAAAGATTGGGCGATGTCTAAAATGCCAGCATGGGTACAAAAGAATCCAAGACCACAGGGAGGCGGGGCAACTACTACCAAAGTTCAAACAGAGTTTGTAACTAGCGGTGAAAATAATCCATTTGCCAAAGATTCTTTTAATTTAACTGAGCAAGCAAGGTTATATCGTACAGACATAAATAAATATAATATGCTCAAAAACGCAGTTAGCGGTTAGTATAGTAACAACGTGGTTGTGCTACGTCAGA